ACTAAAAAGGTCACTATAAGATAAGAGCCCCTCACGGAAACGTGGGGGGTTTTCTTGTTGAGGGCGCTGGGAATGTAAACGATGGTGGTTTTCTTGACGGCGGGCCAGGATATGTGATAGGTGGTTTAAATGATTTATTGATCACCCAACCTTCAGCGGATTTCTCTTTCGCCCACCTTCTATATGATGTGTTACTGCTGAACCAGCGTCTACTTTTGTTATAGGTGCAGAAATAACAACTGGCGCAACAGAACCAGTTGATTGTTTTTTAAGTTCTGCTTCTGACATTGCTCTACCAGTATTATTTTCGACTTTTTTGACAAAGCGTTTTGCAGTACCAGTATAATCTTCACCAGTACCATTTTCTTTTCCCATATTCAACGCTTCACTGATCATTCTAAGATTTATTCCAGCTTGCTCCCAAGGAATATCTTTACTGCCTAAACCTTTGATTGTTGTGCCAGAAAATATACCAGTACTGACTTTTCCACCTTTGATTGCAACCTCAATGTCTGGAATAGAATCTAACAAGTCCTCGGCAAAATCTTCAATACCTAAATCACCACCTTTAAATCTTAATCCGCCAATTTTGTCTAGATTCTCTGCTATTGAACCAATAGCAGCTGCGCCTTTTTCCAACTCAACTGCATTTTTAGATATTATTTGCATTTGCTCAATTGGACTATTATTACCAGTTAAGAAGTTCATAACTGATGCAGCAGCTCCAGCAAGAGAATCTAAAAATTTACCGCCGGCAAACTTAGCAAGTCCGGCTGCAATAGTACCCATTATCTTGCTAAAGGTATTAGCTTTTTCTAGACTTACATCTGGGTCATTTATCATCCCCATTAATGTTTTAACATCTTTAACGATATTATCAGCAAAATTACCTGTAAATTTACCAATAACATCACCCATGACGTTAGTACCTTTACCTACTGCAAACGCAACTAAACCAGCAGCAATGGCGGTCATAAATCCAGTAAACTTCGCAACATCGCCAAACTTCAAGGAAGCTATTTCCATTAATTTTTTGACACTATTAACAGTTCTTGATGCCCAATCATCTGATGTTATAAATTGAGCTAAACCAGTTGCTGCACTACCTGCTGCAAATGTTCCGAGTCCAAGAGCAATACCTGTCATGGCGACAAAGAAAGTGCCTCCCTTCGAAAGTGCATCACCAACACCACCTACAAGTTTACTGATACTTAATAGTTTAGTAACATTATCTACTACTCTTTGTGCCCAATCATCTGATGTTATAAATTGAGCTAAACCTACTAAAGCAGAACCGACACCAAATACTGCTAGTCCAGCACCAATTCCTGACATTGATAATAAGAACGCCGCACTTTCACCTATAAAAGCAGAAGCACCACCCATGTGATCACTAATACTCAATAGAGTTACAACATTATCAACAATACTTTGGGCCCATGCTGGATTACCAAAATTAGTTAAACCGTCTGCTAATCCAGCTATAGCAGAACCGGCACCAAACATTGCTAGTCCAAATCCAATACCTGACATGGAGAGGAAAAATGCTCCTGATTTACCCATCAACTCTTTAGTTCCACCCATCTCATCACTGATGCTTAACAATGTTACAACATTATCGACAATACTTTTAGCCCAGTTTGGATTAACAAAATTAGTTAAACCGTCTGCTAATCCAGCAATTGATGATCCGAGGCCAAATACCGCTAGTCCAACACCAATGCCTGTCATTGTTAGTAAAAATGCTCCACCTTTCGAGAAAGCATCGCCAATTCCGTCAGTTAATTCTACAATTTTAAATAATTCTTTTACGTTTTTAACAACTGCTTTACCATCAAATTCAGCAAGTTGTTTAAGAAGATAACCACCACCAGCAAATAGTGCTCCTAGACCACCCATTGCAACACCAGCACCGATCCCCATTCCACCTAATGCACCACCTATGCCAGCAAGAAGGCCACCTTTTTTCTTACTCTTTTCATCTACACTACCTGACCCTGAAGCACCAGCACCTACCGCCTCTGCTATGGTTCTAAGATATTCATTGGATTGGTTTTCTCTTGCACTTTGTTCTCTTTCTTTTTCAATATTGTCCGTCTTTCCACCGGCCGCCATTTTATTAACCGCTTGAGTTAGTTTTTCAACAGTTTTATCGAATTGTGTATTATCAGCCATTACTTGCCACCCTTCTTACTATTAGAACCAACATATAAACCAAACCATGCTGCTCCTGCACCTACGATGACACTTACAAATGCACTTTGGGGTGCAGTAGGTTCTGGTAACGCCATGAACCATTCTGTTGTACGCCAAAACATGATACCATATAGAGTGATCAATGCACGAGGCCAGATGCGCCACTTATCAATTACAGAAGAATTGATGTGGTTGTACCAAGAAACTTCTTCTGTGGTACTTCTATCAACTTCGATTATATTAACCTGATCATCCTTAGTTGCCATTTTCTAGCTCCTCAATTCTATTTGAGTTGTCTTTTATATGTGTATTGTTATTTAGGGGAGTTCGGTCAAATATTATCTTTTCTAATTTAAGATAATCGATACGTTCATTTGGCACATAACGCCATACATAATCTCCATCTAAATCTCCACCTTTTTTAGTGACCCCAAATACGGTCTGTGATATACCTATCTTAACGATTAAGGCACGTTCTCCATCAATAAGAACATGATCTCCCTCTTGAAACTGCTTATTCATACTAAATGCAAGACCTTTGCTAAACTTAGTCGCAAAGTCTTTTATCATAAAACCTATGATGACAATCAATATCATACCAATATATGGTAGAATAAGTTCTGTGATCTCAATTGCAGCTGCATTTGGTGTTGGTATTTCCATTAAGTTAGTGCCTCTTATTTGCTTCTTTTTCTTGTCTTTCTTTTTCTTGTTTTAGATAACTCAATAGCAGACCTAAGTAAACATCCCTTTCCCACGGTATCATATTTTCTAACTCTGTTAAACTATAATTATGATGTTGCATTAAAGCAAAATTTGTTTCAAAATAATTTTTCAAAGAATCATGAGAAAGGGATATTAAAAAAAACTTTGTAGACCTTCAATAGCAATCTTATTTTTCTTTTTAGTATTAGGATTTGTTACAGAAACTTCATGTATTAATTTTGGCATAGTTTCAAAGAATTTACTAACCAACTCAAAACTAGATTGATCCATGTTGTCAATAAATTCGTCCAATTCTTTATCAGGTATATCTACTTTATTATGAATGGTTTCCCCATCATGTATTTCAACTACGCACTGTCTTACCATATCAAATATTTGTTTGATCTTTCCTTTGTCAGTAAAACCAGCCATATCAGAAAGTCTTGGATAGCGCATAACCATAGATATGTCATCTGTAATTTGAATAACATTAGTATGGTTATCTGGCATTTGAACGGCAATATCTCCCAAATCTATTTCATGTTCAACTCTAGTTTTTTCATCATCAGGACAAAGCAAATTGAGTTTAACCTTCTGGCCTACAGATTTTGCTCGTAATTGCAAGAAAATATATTCGATGTCAAATAGAGGGTTTTCATAAGGATCAACTTTTCCAAAGGTACACTCTTTTACAATATTTGCAAAAGCTGATTCTATTTCTTTATTCTCTTCTGATGATTGCGCTATCAGAAGGATTTTTTGTTCCTTGATGAGCCAAGGTCGGTATTTAATTTTTTCCCCAGTAGAAGGTACATCCAATTCATATTTGGGAGTATTAAGTTTAGGTAACGTCATAATTTTTCATCCTTTATTCATGGTTAAAATAATCTAGATACAGCAGGTAGCGCCCGTGACAAATTTCTTTCGGCTGCATTGACTAAAGTTTGTCCTATTCTGTCAGTAAGACTAGGGCCGTGTTGGTTAATATCAGCAGTTTTCCAATATCTAAAATTCATGGATACACTCCATTTTACTATATCACCAGATGCAGCTCCAGATAGTGCTAAATCTCCAAGAGTTGATGGAAATGCTTCCATCAGAGTAATACCATATCGTCTTTGCATTTGTTCGTCTAGAAGATATATATCTACAGAACCAATATAATGTGCATAGTATCCTACTTGCCAAGTGGTAGGGTTAAATGCACGATGTTGCCATTTTTCAAACGCAACTCGTTCTCTTGCATCAGATGAACTTTGAAAGGTCAAGTCTACAGTATCAGTGTATTGAACACCATCGACAATTTGTCGTCTGGGCCCGTGGGTATTAACATCATCTACAGTAGAAAGTATTCGCCCTGGCAACGTAATAGATTCGCAACGCATAGAGATTCTATCCATGTCGGTAACTTTATTAATATCTTGTCTGTTTGTATTTTCATTAGCACCATTGTCTGATTGCAAGGCAGGTTTGTGAATTATCACTTCATAATGATTTGGTTTTGCATATCCTTCATTACCTCGAAAACTAGCAATAATATCATTCAAAACACCAAATGCTGCGCCTTCTAAAAATCTTGGTAAAACTGCCATTAGAGCATACTCCTAGAATCTTTCCATACTTCACTTGCACCGGCTTTCTTAAATCTCTGTACTGGAAGTAGTGTTGCAATAGTAAATTCATCGGCATCAATTCTACGAAACTGTGATTTGGTTTGCCCTGCCAAATACCTATGTAGTGTAGGTTTAATTAAGGTAACGCCTTTCAGTTGACTATAGTCTACAACTAAGCGAGTAGATTCATCAAATTTGGTATTATTGCTAAAATCTACCAAAGTATCTAATAGCTGTATTCTCAACGGAATAGGAAGGTAGTGTAAATTGATTCCCAGAAACCCATCTGGATAGTTTTCTATTGGGAGAACCAAAGGAAAAGAATCATAGTATGGTAACTTCTTTTTATGTTTTGGATCATAAATGAACATATTCAACTTACCATAAAATGGTTTGTTGTCTCGTTTACCATCACGTATCAAATCCATAGCGCCAGGAGTACCAAATTCCTTAATCTTATCTCTATACCATTGAGTAGATTTAGGACGCCCCTTTGCCTCATCTTTTACTGCTTGCATGTATTTGCTAATTGCCATGTAACTATTTATACGAAATCCCTAGATGATCCTCAGTCAATACCTTGAAATCCATACTATTCATATCACAAAATTCTGTTGCATATTTCCATTTAGCTTCATTTACTGCCCATGTTTTAACTGCACTATAGAACCTCTTAGTTTTTCTATCAGGAACTTTTGGGGGGCCGCACTGTATCTTTGGTTTAATCTCTATGATAGACTTTTCTATAGTACCATCATGTTTTTTTGCTTTAATATAGAAATCTGGAAAATATCTGTGAATTCTGCCATCCACAGGTGATAAATATGGTATGATGATCTCTTCACTGCCCCACTCTAATATCGAATTACTAGTATCGCAGTACACCATGAACTTCCGTTCCCATAAAGAACGGTACACTATTCGATTGGGATCGCCTTTATATTTTTTAGGATTTCTTGGAGTATATTTGCCCTTATATGCCATGATTAAAATACCTAAATAGTTTCATTGTAAGGATATTTATACATGACCATAGGTAACGCAATTGTCAACCAAGTACTAAACGCAGCTAATAGCGCTGCCCAAGGTGGACTTAAAAAAGTTTTAGGCAATCTGCCGGGATCAGCATTAGGTAACGGAATTGGCGCTAAAGGTGTCGGAGGAATATCTGCAACACAGTCTTCTATGAATCTTGCATACCCATTAGCAGTAGAAACTGAAGATCAAGAGGGACATTATATAATGTTCTTTATTAATTCAGCTGACCCTGCTAAAGTTAAGAAAGTTAGTGCAGGGCAAAAAGCAGCTGCCTTTGAGGCTGGGTATCTCGGAGAAGAGCAACAGATAGATAGACCAACAGCATCTAGACTTTCATCTGCGCCCAAAGGTGCGTTAGCAGTTACTAGACCAGCGACAGTCCGTTTAGCAAAAGCAATATCTCTTTACATGCCGCCTGCAATTAAGGTGCAGTATAAATCTTTATATAAAGAAGAAGAAATTGGTGCTGGAGCTCAATTAGGTGCAGCTGCACTTGAAAGAGCAATGAATGTTGCATCAACCGAAGGTATATCAGGGTTCAATCCACTTAAAGCAAATTGGAGTGAAGCAGGTGCTGTATCTGGAGATGCTGGTCTTGCTTTGGCTGCAAGTTTCGCAAAGGGATTAGAAGCAACTGCTGGCCCGTTGTTGGGTTTACAGGGATCATTTGGAGCAATGGCTATACAATCAGGTCTGGTGTTATCTAATAAGATGGAACTGTTATTTGAAGGTGTTGGTCGTAGAAGTTTCAGTTATACGTTTACTTTTATCCCTAAGAGCGAGGCTGAAAGTAAAGTTGTTGCTGATATAGTATTCACCTTTAAAAAACATATGACTCCAGAATTTGGTACTCTTTTTGGTAAAGGTGTACAGGGCAGAGTATTAAAAATACCAGAAACTTTTGATATACAGTATATGTACAAGGGTAAAGAAAATCCTTGGATTAATAAAATTTCTTCTTGTTATTTGACAGATATGGACGTACAATATGGTAGTGATAAAGCAGGGTTTTATGAACCTTTAGAAAACCCACAATTGGGAACGGTCGGGCCACCTTCAACACATACTACTCTCGCTCTTACTTTTAGTGAAATCGAAAAGATGTCCAGAGAACGTATCGAACAAGGATTCTAATTATGTATTTTTCAACATTTCCTAAAATTTATTATTCTACTACAGGTAAAGATGATCACAAGCTTGTGACGAATCTTTTACGCCGTGTTGGTATAAGAGCAAAAGTTAAAACAAACACAGCACTATTCGATACCTATGACGTAAAAGAAGGCGAAACACCAGAAATGTTAGCACATAAATTATACGGTGATTCGGAATATCATTGGATAATTTTGTATATGAATGATATTGTTGATCGATATCACCAATGGCCAATGTCTACAATTCAATTTTTAGCATTTGTTGAAGATAAATATGATAATTTTGATGCAGTCCATCATTATGAAATATCTCAAAGTTCTGGTGATACCTCAATAAAAATAGATGTGGGGACTACTAATGCAGACTATCCTGTTGCAGACATCGTGACTAATATGGAATATGAAGAAAGTGTCCAAGATAAACTTAGAAGTATACGTTTACTTGATCCTGGCTACGTAAAACAGTTTGTTGATGAATTTAAATTATTGATGGAAGAGAGTAGTATTTAATGGCAGAAGGTTTAACCACCGCTGGAGATTTTGTACTAGACTTGGCTGAGATTATTACTGTAGATGGTTCTCCAGTAAAGGTTACTGCCAATGTTTTGAGTGTAATTATTTTTGAGGATATAGAGAATCCATTTATTTCGGGTAGTATAAGTTTTAATGACGGTCTTAATATTCAAAACTTATTGCCGCTTATAGGTCAAGAAGTTTTAAAGCTTAGACTTAGAACTCCATCTTTTGAAACTGAAGAAATGATTATAGATTCTTTATTTTACATAAATAATTTATCAACTGTCTTAGATGTTAATACCAATAACAAAATTTTGAATTTTGAATTCATTTCTATTGAAGCTATGGAAAATTCTAGAAAATCAGTAAGTAGAACTTTACGAGGGACTTGTGCTTCAATCGTAGAAACATTACTTAGAAACGATTTGAAATGTTCAAAAGACTTTTTTGTTGACCCTACCAAAGACGGCCGGATAATTTTAGGCACAGATGTGTCTCCTATGAAGATTATCAGAGATATGACAAATGAAGCAATATCTGAAAGACATGGTTCACCAACATACATGTTTTTTGAAACTTTAGAGGGATTTCATTTTAGGTCATTAGAAAGCTTGTATAAAGAAAAAATTCTTATGGAATATACTTCTGATGGAACTGGTGGACATACACCAAGGAAACATGGATTTTCTGAAGTTATTTTAGAATTAAATAAAATTAGAAAAGTGCAAAAAACAAATAGTAATGATTCTATGGCTGATCAAAATAATGGTAGTTATGCTTCTACGGTCATCACTCATGATATATTTAATAAAACTTACAAAGAAACTAATTATAATTATTTTGAATCTTTTAAAGATGAACGACATATCAATTTTTTTAATGGTAGAGGAAAACAAGAACCTATGATTGCTAAAGTAGCATTAGATGATAATGGTTCAACTATTTCTGATCTTCCTGTTAAAACTTTTTTACTTCCTGTGTCATTTGCTGACATTGTTTCTAAACAAGATGGTCAATATACTAATGCAATCACTAATGACTATAAGAATATTCGTGGTTATGATCCTGATTCTTTTATAACAAAAAGAACTTCGATGCTTAACAATTACGATGCAATTGCGGCAGACATCGAAGTAGACGGTAATACATTTATTAGAGCAGGAAATATGGTAGAATTAAATTTGCCTGCTCAATCTGCTGAAAGAATGGAAGAACCAGATAAAGTAGATAGGTTTTATAGAGGGGCTTTTCTTATACGTAATATTAAGCACTCTTTTACATTAAGTGAAAATGAAAACAAACATGTTATGAGTCTTTCGTGTGTTTCAGATTGTGTTGATAAAGAAATTCTTGGTTCTGAAATAGATATTGTGCCAAAAGTTTATGGCAAGAGTAAAAAAATTAACCCACTGACTATTAATGTAAATCGTTTAAGCGATACAAATTATTAGCAACCAAAGGAGAAGTCCACATCAAATCCAAAAGAGTATCCAATAAACATAACAAAAAGGAAGAAAAAATGGCTAGAACCAAAAACAGAATTAAAAATATGACATTCCAAAAACAAACACGAAACATCCAACCTCTAGAACCACTTTCCGAAGAAGATAAATATGTTGTGAAGAT